AATATTATGAATTATTTCCTTTGTATGATCGTGTGGTTCTACAGCAAAAGAATATGCTCTCCAAAATTCAGGTCCATGTTTACATACGTGCATATGTTCCATTTTTTTACATTTTGGGCAATACCTTTCTTCTCCTCCATAAATGGGAGTGTTCCAGTCATAGTCAAGAGCACCAGTACTTTCTGATTTTGTTCCCCAACTATCGGCACCAACTTTGCGGCATTTGACAAGTGCTCCAGAAGCATATGCACTTGGCCAAACTTTATATCTTGATTTTACTTTTTTATAGCAAGCGTCTTTTTCACCAGCAGATTCATTTGTGGCAACCATTTTTGCCTTACCTTTTCTATCTGGATTTGGGTCTTCTCTTCTTTTTCTTATTGCTGCTGTGTCTTCTTCCTCATCTGACATATTTGCAGCCATTTTTGATGAACCACATTTTGGTTTAGTAGTTTGTCCTGGTTGACGGGCACAAGGAGCACCTGCAAACTTACCTCCTATTTGAGGCCATCCTTTTACTTTTCTTCCTGTTTTAGGATTTGTTCCACTTGATTTTGCAAACCAATCGTGAAGAGATTCATCTCCAGATGCAGTTTCTTCACTAACACCTTTCATTTTTTCTGGTTTAATTAAATCAATAATTTCCAAAAATGTATTTCCGTTTGCGTCTTCAATCGTGACTGTTTCTTTTACATCTTTAAATTTCTTATGTTCTTTTTTTGCACTTGCCTCCATTTTTTTGAGACGAGTATAATAATCTGGTATTTCATCAAGATGTTGAAGGGCAATATCAGTTGCTAATGTTTTATCTTTTGTGTGCTCGTGTTCGATAGGAATTCCCATCTTGAGTTGTTTTTCAATAAAAGAAACATCCAAACGATGTTTTGTTGCGATTGTTTCAACTGTTTTGTGTGGTTTTACTTTAGGGCATTTTGCAGTTCCATGAGTGGGACAATCCATTCCTTTTGGACTTCCATTACAACTTGCTTCTAAAATAAATTCCTGAAAAGTTTTCATTAGAAATTTTTTAACTATTTAGAATCCATTAAACCTTGCTTCAATAATTTTTGAAGATCTGCTGTGGAACCAATAAAAACAGAGTTATTAACAGTAGAAGGACCTCTTGTATCTTCTTCTTTGAGTTTCTTCATTTTGTGTTGTAAATCAATCAACTTATCAGTCACATCACCAACATTTTTAATCAACTGACCTGCTACTTCATATGCTCTTGGACTATCACTTTGTTGTGCTAAATCCATAATACTATCAATTGCTTCTTGTCCTTTTTCAATTAATGAATATAAATTTCCTCTTGTATATTCATAATCCTTATCACTTTCTTCCCCAGAAGTTGGTTTTGCTATTGCTTCTTTTGATTTTTTTACAATCTCTTTCGATACAGAAGTTGCTTCTATTTCTAATGCTTCATCTATGTTTTCGAATTTGCTTTTCATAATGATACGTCAATCCCTTTTGTTGTGCTATAAATCTTACCATCACCAAAATCAAAACGAGATTCACTAAATCCAAAATCATCATCCATTTCAACTAATTCATTATCTTCGACTGTAATCACATCAATTGAATCTCCTTCATTGTGAGATTCAATCGTTGTACCATCTTGTCCTCTCAATACAGTTAGAATATTCCCAGAAATATCCTTGATATACATTTCCTCATTACCAATCATAATATAAGAATCATTAACTAATGAGACGGCACTTGAAACATTAAATGCAGTCACCTTATCGTCAATATTTTGAGTAAGTGTTGTTGTGTTATCATTATTATAATCCTTAATTGCTCTTGGGGTAGCAGTATATCTCAATTGTCTTGATGCATTTTTAGTATTTGTATCTGTATAATAATCAACCTGAACTTTTTTGATTAGTCCATCTGTACTATCAGCAATTGGACCAAATAGATATGTTTTTGCTGTAAAGTTTAAAGTATACACCAAAGCTCTTCTTTCTGTGTAATCACCTTCATAATTATCTTCCATATTAATCCCTTCGAGGGTTATAGGGACATCCTTTTTCTCACCTATTGATGAAATTAAATTAATTGTTACTGTAAAATTTGGTTGAAATGCTGGAAGAATTTGTTCTACAATTTGTAGCATATCATCATTCAACTTAGTCATAATACTAAGTTGAAATCCAATATTATAAGGAACAGGCATAAAAACTTTAATTTGTTCTGTTTTGTCAGTAGTTTTAATTGCCTTAAATGTTTGCATAGCAGAAACTTTTCTGCTACTATCATATTTTAAACTCGTCATCTCAAAAGACATTCGAGGAAGAGTCATTGCAACTCTTTTTCTCAAGTCTGGTTTTTGTTCTACTCTTGCTAAAAACTTTTGAATTGGACCATAAGCAATAGGAACTTTCATAAAACTATAATCAGTACCATCCTTCTCTTCATGCTTGATATACACTTCATTGAAAAGTGTACCAAAAGCAATAATGGTTTTTCTGATTATTTCATTGTAACTATAAGTTCCTAACATAACAATATAATTTATTAATTATTTAGTAAACACCAAATGGATTCTTCTGCGAAAAGTCAATAATACCATCTGCTTCATCTTCAATTTGAATATTTTCCGCATAAGGGTCATATTGATCGTAAGTATTAATCGAATATACTTTATGTGTTGCTGCTGCACCAACAATCAATTCACCATTAGCAAAGTTTCCACCAACTATTGAAACCTTAAGAACTCTCGTATCTGCATCCCAATCTTTTACATATCCAGTAGTTCCAGTAGAAACACCTCTAACCATTTCATTAAACTCAAAGTCACCAGTTGAAATTCCAATTGGACTTGAAAGTGTAATTGTTGGAGTAATAGTATAACCAGCACCAGCATTTGTATAACGAATTGCTGTTACAATTCCAGTGACTGTTAAGACTGCTTCTGCTGTTGCATTTACTCCACCAGCAGGAGCAGTGGATATAGAAACTACAGGAGCAGATGAATACTGACTGCCAGCAGAAGTAATGGTTACAATTCCCAAAGTTCTAGAAGCAAGAACAGCAGTTGCAATTGCACCAGAACCAGATTGTCCCACAATTGTAACTGATGGTATTTGTGTATATCCAGCACCAGGATTAACTACAAGAATTCTACTAATCGAATCTCCAGTTCTTCCTGTTTTACTAGTCATAATAGCAACAGCAGTTGCATCTATTCCACCTGCTGGTGCCTTTGAAATTTGAATTGTTGGTGTGGATAGATAACCAGTTCCATCGTTAATCAAATCAATATATTGAACTGATTTGTTTATCGTAGAAGCAATCGAAACAGTTGCAGTTGCTCTAGACGCAGTATCTGCAACCATAGTAATTGTTTGAATATAACCAAAATCTTGAACTGACCTATCGACTTCATCAATACTTGTATCGATAAGTTCATCTTCATATCTAAAGATTTCACATCTTAATTCATAAACATAAAGATTGTTTAACTGATAAAATGGAACTTTTCCTTCAACATACTTGATTTCAAAAAGACCATTATCAATCGGGAGATAAATTAAATCTCCTTCTTGTGGTCTTGTTGCAACTTTGATATCTGGGTCATCCAACAAAAATGGAGATATAAAATCTTCATATCTTTCTTTTGAAATAATAAGAGTTAGTTCATCACTTGTTTTTACACCAAACTTTGATAAAATATCTCCTTGTCCACCAAATCCATTAAAATTTGAAATATATGCTTCAATTCTAAAACTATCATCAAATTTTGATACTAAAACTTCTTTGATGATAGTTTTTTCATTAATCAACTGTCTGGGCATATAAACAACATCTTGCCCGTACATTTTCAATTGTTCGTTAATTAAATCTTGAACGAGTCTTTGTTCGCTTGAAGCACCTTGTAAAAAATAGGGATTTAGTGGAGACATTATCCTATCATATCCATTGGAGGTAATTCGTATTCTGTCTTAAGTTCTCTTTCAAGTTCTTCAATCTCTCTAATTGCGTCATTTAATATTCTTTCTCCATTCATCGTAATTCCACCAGGAAGTTGAACTCCATTAAATTTAATTAAATTCTGTCCCCATTGTCTTTTGATAATTGCTGTTAAATATCTTTTCAACCACCAATCATTATATACAGCAGAAAAGTCTGATGGATTTACAATTCGAATACAATCAACAATAATATAACTATTTTCATTTACCATTGCCCAGTCTATATCTAAATATAGTCTGTGTTGTTTTTTATTAAATCTTAATTGAACATCTGGAGTTATTAATCTACTAATATCTTCCAAATGTGTTTTTACCATAGCATAATTTAATAAATCAAGAGCACCATAATAATATAAGTCATTTAAAAATATTTGATATTTAATATTAAATAAACCAGATGATATAGTATTTGCATCTGATTTGAATACGTTATTTACTCCAATAATTGTATCTGGAAGTTGAATAAAATTATTTGTTTCTTGATACGTGACTGTTGTAATTCCAACTGAAGAATTTGCAGTTGAACTTGTAGTATCCGTTCTTACTTTATCTTTTTCGTCTGGAAGAAGTTTGTGCTTTAAATATACTCTTGCTGCACCATCATAATGTCTTTCATTAAAAAATTGAATAGCATCATCCACCAAATCATCAATTTGGTCGTCATCGACATTGATTTCTAAAACAGGATATCCAAGTTTTCTTAAACAGTAATCAATTAATCCCTGACGAGTTGATGGTTGAGCCATTATTTAATTGAAAACTCTAATTATTTATCAGTATGTACCGCCATCAATAAATGGATATGGGCTCCATTGTTCTGTTGATGAATTGTAAACAAGTACTGAATTATTTGGTAATCCACCCGATATATTAATATCATCCAAATTTGAAAGTTTTGTCGTTGGTACAGCAGAAACTACTCTGTTTGCGTTATCAGCACCAAGTCTTACTTTTATTAAATTGTCTGAATTAGTTCTTACTCTAATGTCTGACATGGTTTTTTATGCAGTGGTAATTCCAGCAGTAACTAATGCACTTCCCTCAACAACTCTTGATTTTGTTGTTCCACTATCTAATAGTATATCATAACAGTATCTCCCTGGTCTTAAAGTTGATGTGATAGTCGAACCCAAAGAAATTTTAACTTTTCCAGCAGTTCTACTGGGGAAAGAAACTGCAAAAACAGCAGAAGTATTTAATGACGCTGGTGATTTTTTCAATTTTGCATATCCAGTATATCCAGTCAAATCAAGTGGAGTATTTGCTACTGATTCAAGAAAAAATGTCTGATTGAAATCAGCACCTCCTGGAATTGTTATATTAGCTACATATATTGCCATTATGATAACTAGATAAAATCTTTCCTAATATATTTAGGATTTGTTCTCCAAGAGTTTTGTGAGTAATAATTTTATCTCCATCAATTCAGTTTTTAAATTTTCAATTTCAATTTTTTCATTTAATACTGAGTTTTTAGATCTTAAATATTCTTGATATTCATAATCATTACAATTTACAATTGCATTTGATTTTTCATCACGATACAAACCTTTATGTCCTTCTACTGGTATCATATTGATGCAATTGCTCTT